TAATCAGAGTTAGTTATGTCGCCACAAACTGTGGACTTGCGGAATGCAAGTTGTACTTTTTTAGAATAAATTACGGAACTAAAGTTACCATTCGGTAAGTTTGTATATCCGCTTGCGGATGCAAATGCCATTATAATTCTCCTTGAATGTTTGGCTTATGATAGAGAGGTAAGTACGAGTTAAAGGTACATACCTCAACTCAGAGAAACTAAACGTAAAGCAAAGAGGCTGATGGTTTTCTAGGGTGCGTTATGATAACAGTCGGCCAACCATTATCTAAACGGGCCTGTACTTAATCAGGTAGTTCTTATTTGTAGTTTAAGTTTTATTGGTTGTAGGCAAGAGAGGTAGTCCACAAGGGAGGCTCTTGTTCCTGCCGATAGTTATACTTCAGATAAACGTAATGTCAACACTTATCGTGCTTTTCCTGAAATATCGTAGACAAATTTACCATTGCGCATTGCTTTGTTAATATTGTCTTGGTTTTCTTCAAATTCTTTACTAGACATTCTTGCTACATCAGACTCACGGATTTGTCCACCAGCCTCATCAGCGTCTACTTTAGTCTTTGAAGTTCTACTAACCATAGAAGCTGCTGCCTTTTTACCAGCTTTCTTAGCTTCTTTAGTTAATCCTTTGTCAACCTTATACAGGTCGATAACTCTAATTACAGATCGAGGATCATCTGCATTTTCATAGACAGCATCTTGTACCCACTTAGGTTGCTCTTCTGCCCAGTCATGAAAACTATCTGACTCACGTATTGTAATAAAATCTGAATGCGACTCTAAAATAGTAGCCTCTGCTGACTTACGCATAGTCTCATCATTCATTTGATCTAGCTGTTGTAGTCTTGCTTCAGCTTTACTAAATAACTGTTGAGCTTTCTTAGCAGCTATAGTCTCTACTATACCAGCAATATCAGGATGTTCAGATGCCCATGCGTCTATATCTTCATCAGACTTAGGTGGAATAATATTCTCACCCTTCATACGAGCTTCTAAGTCTTCAAACTTTTCTTGCCAGTCTTTTTCTTTTTCAGACATATGACGACGAAGATCACCGTATCTTTTCTTGAAGGATTTTTCTTCTCGACTTAACCCCTCATCAGACTCCGATGCTTCGGCTTCCTCTTTGGCTTCTTCTTGTTTGGGACTACTTGCATCCGATACTTCGGTTGCCTCAGATCCTTCGCTATCGGATTCTTCTTCAACAGTTTCACCACGAGCCTCTGCTTCTAAACGTTCTATCTCTTTTTCTTCAGCTTCCATAGCTGCACGTTTTTTATTATTATTGTAACCCCTATCTACAAATCCTGCAGTCTTTGGGGTTTCCATTGTACTTAGTTCTGGCATATCCATTATCCTTATGTTGGGGTCAGCATTATTGCTGAGTAGCCTTATCGTTGTTTGGATACCTTATAGGTATTTATTTCTTTTTTGGTTTCTTCATTAAGCCGCCTCTAGCTCTACCACCAGTTGCTAATTTTTGTCCCGGTTTAAGTGCCTTTGTTGCAGCAGCTTTTACTTGAGTACTATTTCTTTTACGACTAGGTTGTGACTGATTTGCAACAACTTGACCACCAGACCAAGAAGTATCTCTATTGTTACCCCTAGCTATTCTTGCAGCATTAGCTGCAGCTTCTTCGTTTTGTCTACGTTTTGCTTCAGCTAGTGATGCTGCTTCAGCAGCTTGTCTTGCTTTTTCTTTAGTTGCTGCTGCTGCTTCAGCTTTTTCTTTAAGTTCTGCAGCTTCTGCATCTTTCTTTCTTTGTGCAGAAGATAGTGCAGCTTCTCTAAGTCTTTCATTATTTGCTTCTATTGCATTTTTAAGTTCATCTTTTTTATACTGTGGCATGTTCTGTAAGTCAGCAACACTATGGAAACCATTACCTCTAGTTCCTTCCACATCATCAAGAAAACCTTTACCCATGATCTGATTTACTAATGTTATAGTATAACCTTCACCATTTTGAGTATCAGCAAAAGCTTTTTGATCTTCAGTCATATTAGCTTTATAAGATTCTCCAGCTTTTACTGCAGATTCAGCTCGCACAGAATCACCAATTAAGTTTGCTATATTTTCCATAGCTTTAATTTTATTAATTGTTGCTTTTCTTTCCATCTTTTGACCGATGACCATAGCTGGCCCCCATAATGGATTGGTTAGTGATACAGCTTTAGCTAAACCACTTACTTTTTCTTGAGGTTTAGATAGCTCTTTCATATAAGCATCAAAGTCTTCTGGGTTAGACCAATCAAGTTGTTCAGTTGCTTGTACTCTCCAACCTTTTTCGACATAAGGTGTAGACACTTCAGTACCACCTATACCATCCATATTATCTTTATCTCTAGGTTGTGTACCTTCTTGTGCATCTTCTACAGGAGTTGTAGACTCCATTTCAGGTACACAGCTATCTGATTCTTCATCATACACTGTACCTGGAGCACATACTGGAGGAGTCTTAATAGGTCTTTCCTCAGGCGATTTAGGTACACCTGGGCCTTGATAAAAGTAAGATCCACCTGGAATACCATACATAGAAGATATAGATGTAGGAGTTAATGAATAAGACTTTGTTTGATCATCAGTCATATTTAAAGGTTTAACTTGATTTGATTTTATTGTAGTACCTAAACCTGTCATAGACAATGGATCTAAGTAAGTACCCTCAGCAGCTTTAATTGGTGCTTGATTAGTTACTGGATTAGTTGTTTGAGCAGGAGCATTCTGTGCTTGCATCTGTCCAGGTTGATTAGTAGCTGGGGTACGATTAATGGTAATACCACGTTTAGCTAACTCATCCATAATTCCAGGATTGTTTTTAGTCATCTGCATAAACTGACCAATGACTTGATCTATCCGAGTTGGATCATTGTAAGGAGATTGAGCCATACCACCAGTAGCAAAACCTACAGTCATACCACCTTCGTTTAACTTTTTATTTACTAGTGGATCGTTCATAGCGGTGTAAGCCATCTTATCCATAAGACCGCCATTAGCTACACCAGTCCTCATCATCTGTTCAAGATCAGCTAGATCAGCTTCAGTCATACCTTTATTAGGTTCAACTGGCTCACCACCTATCCTACCATCTTGTTCCATTTCACGTAAGCCCATCTTGGCTTCCATTCGCATATCTTCAAATACTTTTACACCAAAGTATCTTACTACATCAGCAGGTACTACATACTCACCTTCAGATAACTGAGCTGGTATATCATCACGGACTTCACTGGCAAGAGAGCCTGAAGGTATTTCATTACCTGATACAGGATCACGATCCATTCCGTCATCTGCAATACCACCTTCTTCAAACATACTCATTTGTCTATCCATTAACTTGATCCCTCAACTGTTTTATTTTACGTAGAGCAAATGCTTGACCTTGCAGTCTATACAAATCCTCTGCCCTAGTGGATTGTTCCATTACTCTGTGAACCTCTGAGATTCTTTTATCTACTTCTTCTAGAAAAGAATCCCATAGGACTTTATCGTTTACTAAAGGTTTTAAATTATTCATGCAGCACCTTGTCCAGTATTAGCTGAGAACCCAGGTTCACCTGGAGTAGGCACTGAGCCTGTCCCTATAGTACCGCCACCAGCTCCTGTAGGATCTCCTGCCTGTGCTCCTGCTGGGCCACCTTGAGGCTGTCCTGGAGCTTCTGGTTGAGGCTCAGGAGGATTAGCTTCTTGCCACTTCTTAAGCATCTCTGCTTGTACTGTAGCATCAGACATTGAATTAACTAACTTATCAGGATCAAGTTCCATAGACTTAGCTATCTCACGAATGATGTAATCCATCTTAGCAAATGGTGCTAGTACTGGATTTTGTACAACTTGTAAGAATTGCATTAGTCGTTGGCTACGTACTTCATTAGCCATTAAGCTTTCTGTACCACGAGCCTTTACATCAAGATCACCTTTGATATCTTCATCATAGTCAAACTGCATGTTAAAGTTAAAGAATGCTTTAGCTAAAGGGCCAAGTAGGTAATCATCTACATTCTTAACCACATTACGAATACTTCCGTTAGCGGCTGACATCAACATTGAGATACCAGAGGCTGTACGACCTACACCTGACACACCTGTTTGACCATGTGCGAAAGAAGGAAAGCCTGTTGATTCATCTGATAGTACACGAGCTTTGTCAAACATCTGCATGTTTTCATTAGAAACATTTGGAAACTTAGTTCCGAAGATTGCCTGTCCAGGTGCTCCGCCTTGTCGTCTAAAGACTTTTCCAGGGTATACAGATAAATCTTGACCTGGAGTTAAATTAGTTTCATCAACTTCAATGATCATATTACCAGATAAAGCAGCATTGTCAACAGCCATTCTCATGAAACCATTCATAAGAGTTTGTGTATCATCCATATTCTCTGCAATACCTACACCAAATAGGCTGTATGGACTTACTTCATAAGGTACAGCATAGTATGGTATTAATGTTGGTGTAAATGGATTCATTACTAGACGTAATACTTGACCATTACAAACCCAAATATTAACTGATACTTGATCTAAGTCTTCAAGTTCTTTTGGAATATCTACATCATGTCCTTCTAGGACTTCTACATCTACATTACCCCAGAACTCTAATACCTCATAACGTTCTGCTTTAGCTTCGTTAGAGTCATCTTCCATAGCTTGTTCCCACCACTCTTTAGTGTAGGATTCACCCATGTTTACTGCTGTATCTATAGCATTCTTACGGAAGAAGGGTCGTCTTTTAAGTGCACGGATTTGAGTACGAGACATCTTATGACGTTCTATTACGTACTCAGCTTCATCCATATTAGATGCATCTGGATCAGGGTAGAAGTTCCATATAGATACAGATGAGGTTTGAGGTACTGTTTTTATGTTAGGTTTGTATTCACCTTCTTCATACTTAGGATATTCTTTATCTACAGCAAAGGGCCCTTTCATTACACCTGTACCAAACAAGGCGCATTCAAATGCGGCTACACGTAACTGTTTATTTGCATTAGATTCTTCTAGCTGATCATGGATTTTCTTTTCCATTTTCTTTGCAGAAATCATAGCAGGATGTATAGTAATCTCTGTTGCAGTTCTACCATTACCTTCTTCAAGTATATCAGCTACTGGAGCTAACTTACTTTTAGAACTTGCTAAACGTTCTTGTAAATCTATTACAGTCTCACCTGGTTTTAATTGCATATCCTCTGCGCCAAACTCTTCCTTAGCTTTACGCATGTCATCATTTGATTCAAAGAATACTGAGTCTGCTACACCTTCAGGTAATGTAGTAGGATCAACTGTAATTGGAAATTTACTATTACCAAACAGTACATCCACTATCTGACCATATGCAGCTAATACTTTAGTCTTAGTAACCTTTACGAATACACGAGACTTCTCTGTAGAAGTAAACTGTACATCTGGCCCATATAAACCACGATAGTTACGGTAGGCTTGTACCCAACGTTTTTCTTCAGTCTCACGAGCAGTAGAAGCTTTAGTATAATGATCTTGCACTAAACCAACTACAGTTCCTGAAAGTGGATCAGAATAATTATCTTCATCCATGTCTTCTATAGCATTAGCCTCTACTGAGTCCATTGCCATTTCATTTTCAAAGAATTCATCTTCTTCCATTGCTTTTCCTTAATAACCGAAAGTTGGGTCGCTTGCTTGAAAACCTGAGTTAGATGTAGGATCGTAATCAAATAAACTACTTCTAGGTCTTGTCATTATTCCGTATCTTAATGCATCGTATAGGTGATCTTCAGCGTGAGTATCTACATCTTCTGGATTCTTTTTATCTAAAGGTATAGAAGGTAACTGGGATATAGTATTAGAACATGTGTTAAAGAATACTAGTCTTGGTTCTTCTGTAAACTCATCAACCTGTAGTCTTCTGTGTAATTCGTTTTTACCTGCTACACGAGATCCTTTTGATCTATCAGCTGGTCTCCACCTACATCCACGCATTATCATTTGTTCTGCTAGAGATGGGCCAGTATCTCCACGTTTATGCCATAAAGAACTATCAAGTACACCATAACGTATTTTTTCAAACTGTTCAACATCTAATATCATATCTGCTAAATCAGTAGCAATAACTTTAGATACATACATCTCTCGATAAACAATTAGTTGTTCATCAGGTGCTACTGCTATCCAAACAACTCCAGTGTACGAACCATAACCATAGTCACATGCACGGAACTTAGGCCAGTTATCTGGAATCTCAAAAGGTTCAACTACATGTATATGCCTGTTGAACTCTGGGAACGCAGCACCTTCATTAATGTCCCAATCACCTTCAAGAAGTTGTCTACGCTGATGCTCAGGTAACGACAATAGATTGGCTTCATACATACCATCATCAGCTAAGTAGGGATTATCAAACAAAGTTGCAGGTATAAACCTACGTTTGAATAAAGGTTCACCTTCTTTACTGTGACCTTTAGGCCATTCAATTACATTACCTGTTTCAGGATCTGTAGCCCAAAAAGCCTTATTAGGTACTTCAGGATCAATAAAAGTCTTCTTCACCCATTGATGACCTGGGCCACCTGGGTTGGATGTTGCTCTCATGTGGAGAGGTAGACCCGATTGTTTAGTTGTACGTAACCTTGAACGCATATAGTTCCAAGGATATGGGGTAGGCCACTGTGTCATCTCGTCAAAGCCAATCCAATTAAAGGCCTGACCTTGGTATCTCATTACATCATCATCTCTATCTAGGTATGACATCCATAATGTCGCACCTGATGGTGCAATCCAAGTCTTATCTCGTTCCATAAACTTAATCCCAGGTATTGCCTTGGGATATAGCTGCTTTGAAACAGATATAAGCTCCCTTAACTCCTCTGTACTTCTACGTACTAGCAACATAGTTGCATGAGGGTTGTTTAAGAAGCGCACAGGGTCTGCAATCATAGCATATGACTTGCCACCGCCAGCAGAACCACCATAAAGTACCTCTTGTTCAGTAGATGCTAGGAAATCTGTTTGAGGGCCTTCATTAGGCTCAAAGATTATTTCCCTTATAGCCTTATCTACCTCAATTGGTGCTGGCTTTACCTGTGCTGGTGCTAGTTCCTTTGAGGACTCTTGCACCGATACGTTGTCTTTCAAGCTTTTCCGCTTTTTCTGCGGCTTTCTTGTACTTTTCTGCATAGAAGCGCTGGATTGAAGCTTCTTTCTTACGTTTTTGTTCAAGTTTAACCCTCTGCATTAGACCCACATGAGAGATATAACGTTCTGAAGTAGTACTTAGCCAATTAGAAACCTCACGTAGGCTGTATTGCTTAAGATACTTCTTAGCTTGCTCGAATAATTCTAACTCTTCTGGGATTGGTAACAGTATATCAGAGTCAGTGGGGTCTTGTCTATAGCCAAATGGTATAACCCTACCTACTCTTACTACCGGAAGCCAATCATATTCGCCTTCAGTCTCTTCTGGCTTAGGTAACTGCCAAGTTTTATTAGTCTTCATCTGATTTAGGAGGTAAAATAAACAAAGGACTCTCTGCTTTAACCTCAACCTTATCTGTTTTAACAAAGCCAGCTCTATCTAATAGATCTTTAGCTGCAGCCATCTTTTCTTTATTACCCAAGTCAGTTGGGTTTTCCATTACGTCTAGCATAGAGTATGCAGCTTGAGGGCCACGAGTAGCTATAAGACTCTTAGTCCTTCCTGCAATCTCTTCTTCTAGAGTTTTCATTATACTAGCTGAAGATGTGCCTTCGGCATACCCTGCAAGTTTTATAGCTTGCATGGTATTACCTCTGGCTTCCCCAAATAGTGCTTCAAGAAATACTTCTTGTTTTTCTGTAAGGTTACGAGCCATTCATTCTCCGTTCGATATCGTATCTTGCAATACCCATATCTTTTAGTTCTCTATCGGTTAAGTGTGTAAGTAACCACAAGTCTGCTCTAGCTTGCTGTGATTTTTGTATTGAGTCGTTTAAGGCTTTAAGCCATTTTGAAAATGTTTTAAACATGTAAGTTCTCCAGTTGGTACTACAAGACATTTGTAGTTTACTAGAGACTAGTTTTACACAAACAGTTATATCATACTATAGATAATAATGCAACCCCGCTATGCTTTAGTGTATTACTTGTACTTACCCTTTACACCAAACTTTTTCTTATGTTCAGCAATAGACTCTTCTTTAATACGAGTAGTATAAAGTTTATCTTTAAAAGTAAATGTAGCTTTATTAGCTTTACGATTACGTTTAAATGCTGCACCAAATGATTCATCACTAACTGGGCCAGCAGCTGGTTTCTTTAGATTAATACCTTTACCTTTTTCAATTTCAGTTTTAGAAACTCTAGCTCTAGGGCTTGGTTTAACTTCAACATCACCTTTTTTGACTTTCTTTTTACCACCAATAGCCATTATTGCTCCAGCAACACCAGAACCTAATCCTACTATTAACGGGAGATTAGATTGCTTACCTTTTGAAGTAGAAGTTTTGGAAGTTTTAGAACCTGGCTTAGTAGGTTTAGCACCTTTACCTTTAGAGTTAGAAGTCTTCGAAGTAGAGGAAGGCTTAGGAGCTGCATTAGCTTTAGAACCTTTATTATTAGAAGTCTTAGAGTTCTTAGCAAGAGGTTTAACAGGTTTAGCATTAGCTCCTTTATTCGTAGAAGTCTTTGAAGTAGTAGATGGCTTAGGTGCTGCATTTGCCTTAGATCCTTTACTGTTAGAAGTCTTTGAAGTTTTTGAAGGTGGTTTAGTAGGTTTAGCTCCAGCTCCTTTATTATTAGAAGTCTTAGAGTTAGTAGAAGGTCTTGCTGCGGGATTAGCTCTTTTACCTTTAACATTAGCTGCATTAGAACTCGAAGAAGGAACTCTACCTTTACCACCTCTAGTTCTAACTGTTCTTAAATTAGTTAGTTGTTTAGGAGTACCAGCAACTACTTTACCTTTAAATCCTTTAGGTGCTTTCTTAGCTCCCATTGCTATTGCTCGTTGTAATAATCTTTTACTTACAAACCTAAGTCCTATGCCCCCAAGGACGTATATTACTGGTAACATTTATTTATCCTTTATAAGATGCACCGCATTTAGCCATGCCACCTTTATTATAACCCATTTTCTTAGCTACCTTAGGTGCAGCTTTTTTCAAAGCTTTCATACCCTTATTAGGTTTAGCCATACCGCCGTGCATATACCCAGACTTTTTCTTCATATCTGAATCCTTCATCATTGTGCCGTCAGGCATTTTGTGATAACCTTTTTTCATAGTCAGTCCGCCTTTCGAAGCTCTAAACTTTTTAGTTTTCTCTGCAATTTTCTTTGGTTGTTTTACAAATTGTTTTCCTGCTGCTGTGCCTTTGCGTTTAGCTGCACTAGTAGCTGCATATTCTGCTGGGGTTAAGGCTTCTCTTGCTTTTTTAGGGAGATAACGTTCTCCTGTTTTAGCACTAGGCTTACCGCTTTTAGTTCCCCACTTTTCTTTAGTCCACTTCTTAAGTGACTTCTGAGAAGCTTTCATGTCTTTCTATAACCTCCACCAGCTTTTTTATACTGTAGGGCTAGCATCTGTGCTTTACGTGCAGACCACTGACCTGCTTTACCACCCTTAGTACCTGCTTTAATCTTACTAAATAATCTCTTACGTAGTGCAGGTTTTGTATAGTTACCTGCTTCGTTTACTTTCGATCTAGGTTTAGCCATTACCACTTAACCTTATCTGCCCAATAGGCTGCTGACATTTTACCCTTCTTGATATTTTTACCGTGTCTAGCTTTAAATGAAGCTCTCTTCTTTTTCATTTTACTAGATTCACCAGACTTAGGTTTACCTGCTGTAGATGCACCCTGCTCACCAAAACGAATAACTTTATACTTGCCACCCTCTGATGCCATAACGACATGAGACTTAGTAGCATGATCAGGAGTACGCTTAGGTTTATTTACGCCTTTAAGACCAAGGCGTTTCATAGCTGCTTTGACTCGATCAGGAACTGCCATTATATCATACTCAATGCTTGTTCTAGTGTCTCTTTGTTTCGTCTAGTCCAACCACGACCAAATGTCTTAAAGGTATCTAAGCCTTCATAGAAGCCTTGACGAACAGTGTATACGTAGTCCACAATAAACTTAGGGTCTTTCTCCAGGATAAGACCTAGTGTCTGTGGCCCGATTGCTCCATCAGCTGTAGCTCCTACTGCACGTTGGATAGCTTTAGCTGGACGACCAGAACCTGAGTTCACAGCCCAGTCAAACGCACACCAGTCTACACCAGATGGTAGATGATCACCTTTAACTCTATCCCAGTAATTCTTTTTGTAGATTGGCCCGACATCTGCTGGAGTTAGATCTCTCATTTCCTGCTCGGTAGATTCCCTGCCGATCCATTCATCATAGACTCTCTTAGTAACACCGAGGTTAGTCATACCACCTGGGTCACTAGGATGATTAACGTAACCACCTTCATGGTGTAATAACATCTCTAGACATTTATCAAAATTGTTTTTCATTATTTCTTCCCGAAGTATTTACTTACACCACGCATACCAATGCTGGCACTTACAATTCCACCTAGTGAGTACTGATACCAATCAGGCATAACCTCTAAAGCAGTAAATCCTGCTTGTACTATTTGATTACCCCAATCACCACAGAAGGCTAGGATCAGTGGTATTGAGAATAGTAAAGTAATCCATTCGTCTTTCCACGAGTTCTCTGTAGCCTTCATAGCTGCTAGATCCCAATCAAGTTCTCCAGTAGCTATCTTCATCTTTGTTTCAGCTTCAGCCTTCTTCACGGCTGTCTTGCCTTCGATCATTGTACCAGCTAGATTAGCTACTTGACCGATTAAGTTTAATCCAAGCATTATCCGTTGTTACCTTTCACTTCTTTCTTGCTCATGTTAGTGACTCCAAAGAATACACCAACTATACCAGCAACTGATAGGAAATATATAGAAGCCATAGAACCTATGATATCAGCTGCTTTATCTGCACCGATCATAGAACACAATAGAACAAGGAATGGATATGCTAGCATTCCTGCTAAACAAAACCATGCCATTCTTCTTTGAGCA